ATTAGTCAACCAAGAACGTGTAGAACGTTCGGTCTTGTTAGACCTACCTGAAAAGATAACGATGTTGAATCCTTGTTCAGCAAACAACTGAGCCATCTTAACTACAGGTGGGTTAGGTTTATCTAACTTAATATTAGATGGGTTAAAGAATTTACCCCAATCTAATTTACCATTAGGTTTAGTTGAAACTTCTCGTCTCTTATCAATTATAGCGAGAGTTCCGTCAAGGTCGAATATTATTGTGTTTTTCATATTGTAAACTTACAAAAAAATATAATAAAAGTCAAGCTTTTTTTTATTTTTTTTATATATATTATTGGTATATGTACCCTTTAGGGGGAAAGTTATATATAGTCATAATTAAATGTTTCAAAATCGTCTTGGAAAATATCCTTAATAACCTTTTTAGTATCTTCATTATAATAAGATGACCATTCATTATGTTTTGATACATTGAATCTTGGTAACTCATATGGTTCAATACCTATCTCTTGACAAATTAATTTCCAATCATTTTCTAAATATTCAACATTACCAATGTAATCTAATTCCTCATCAAGATACCAAGTTTGATTCTTTTTCATATTACTATCTAAACCCTTGTATATCCAATCCTCGAAAGATAATGTATTTGCCTTAGCAGGAAATCTATATTGGGATGATTTATGAAAGTGATAATAACTAACCATTCTATCATATGGATTTCTAACTATAGCAAATTTAAAGAATGTATTCCATACCTCTTCCCCACAATACTTTCTAATCTTACTACAAGGATCATGTGGGTATTGTTTATTAACTACCCTTTGATCATAACCTTCAGTTCTGAATGAACCACGAATACTTGTTCCAGCATTCTTTGGAATATGAATGAATATGAATTTGTGTTTGTGATTTATAAACATTTAATTACCTTATCTATTGCGTTAAATACCATTGGTGGATCTATTTCTTTTGAACACTCAAAGTGTCTATCAGTTCCTTTATGTTCAGGACACATTTCCCAATCCTCTCTTAAATTTAAAACATAATCAACATGCCAACAACCTGTACATACTTTGTCATTATGTACGTGAACACACTTATCTTGAAACTCATACCAGGGTTTAGTGAATCCGTGAATCATAACAACCCACTTATTAAGTGCCCAACTTAACCAACTTAATCCACTACCTAATCCTATAAAGAACTCTGAATGTTTTATATTACTCATCGTCACATCTAAAGGATTATCGTGAGCCAATTCAGCATTATCAGGTGGTTCATTTACCCATTTAGGTTTTTCTGGTTCACCTGGTTTGTGTTGTATCCACTCACCTCTATTATTACTATATTGTAAATCTATTGCTAATGCCTTGTAACCTTTATGATTTAAATACTTAACCACATATTCCCAACCTCTTGGATAATTCCAATACTTCATCTGAGGCCCGTTAGAATGTACTCCAATGGCAACATACTTTTCTTTCATGGGTCTACCGTGATCTTTAAAAGATAGTCTTGGTTTTAATTCATCCTTACCTTCTCGAAACTCCATACCCAATACATCACTAATACTTTTTTGCATAGGTTGATGTTGTCTTCCATCCCAACCTATCCCTACTTTAAATGTCTGTATGTTATCTGCATCAAATGGTAATCTGAAACATATTTGTTTTTCATCAAAGTGGTCTATATATTTCTCTTCACTAAGAAATTCAATCTCAGGATAAACTGGTTTAAAGTATTGAATCATTTCTTGTTTAGGTAGATATACTTTTACTCTACATTGATTTTCTATTCTGAATTGTTCTACGTATGGGAAAAATGCTAAAGTATCACCAAGAGCCTTGCCATGAAATATTATATAAACGGACTTATCTTTTATAGGGTGAAACTCCTTTTTAGGTTTTCTCACGTAAACACCTTGCAAATCAGTCTTCATTTTTCTCCATATCCCATAACGTCCATAGCCTTTAGTATTCCCTCAATGACTTCTGGTACTGTATTGGGTGTGAGTGATATTCCCTTTTTAGTTGGATACCAATTACCATCTGATTTATCTTGGTAATAAATTCTCATGTCTATAAACTTGTATCCTTCATATTCTTTCTCACTAATACGAATGACTTCTCTACTATTCTTTTTTACTTGTGCTATTATATTTTCCATAATACTACTCCACGTATCTTCCACTTTGTGATTTGTTCCAAAGTCTTTCATATAAATAAAAATAAATTATACCTAATACATTCATAATGATGGCATTATAAAGTGGTATATCAGTAAGTCCTAATGATAATATCATCCACGTGTTACTGAATGCTATCACTCTCCATCCAATAGATTTTCTTAATGAACGTCTACGAGTTTCTCTAAACATTAATTCAAATGAACCTTTTCACTTTCATCTCCATCATGGACTCTGAACGTAAGTATCACTTTTTCATCTTCCCAAACCTCATAGTCTTCTAACTTACAACTTTCAGTTGATAAGTATTTTACAACTGAATCTTGTTCTTCTTGTGATTTACAAATGACATAAATCAAATCACCATTAGTTCTGACCATAACCTTATTATCAGATTGATTATAAACTGTATTATCTTTCCAACTCATCAATAACCCTTTCTTTAAATTTTACTATACCATCTGCCAAATTACTTTCCCAATCTTTTCCAGAAGACTCGTTAGCTCCATCAGTAATATATTTAAAAGATATAAAATCCACATTACGTTTCCAACATACTTTTGCTAATGCGTAAGCTTCCATATCAATTACATAATCAGTATACGGTGAGTTTCTATTATTTACAAATGAATCACCACTTGCACACCACTCGTTTCTACCAATAGGATTAAACTCTACGTGACAGAAATCTAACGCAATTGGCACTAATGGTTCAAAAGGTGTTTGATGTATCATAAATCCAAGACCCGTAACATCCATATCTCGTTGTATGAATTTAGTACAATCTATTAATTCTCCAATTGGAAGTTTACCACTACCAGCTGTTCCATAGTTAATCACCAAGTCATATGGAATATGAGAACCATATTTTCCAAAGTGAGTTGTTAATGCGTAAGTTGCATTTACTTTACCAACACCTGTATATAAAACATCGTAGTCCTCAAGTTGTCCTTGAGTTTCTTGTTCGAGTGCACAAACTATAAGTGGTTTCTTATCCAACTCACGTGCCTTTGTCTCCACCTCTTGAAACCCAAGTTTTTGTCCTCTCCATCCTATTTTATTCATCGTTCTCCCAACTCTTTATATTGTACAGCTGAATGAACTTTGTGGCCATCTATTGTGAAATCCTCTTCATGTAAATATTGTAAATCAATGAATACAGCAATACCGAGAACATTATATCCTGCTAGTTTCAGTACATCATATGAAGCCTTTAATGTTCCACCTGTAGCCAAAACATCATCTACCAATACAACTGATTTCCTTTCACCAGCTGGTTTTACTTCAAGTGTATCAGTGCCATATTCTAAACTATATTCCTTACCGATTACTGGTGGGGGAAGTTTCCCTTTTTTTCTAATCATCAACACACCACCACCATTAACACCACTTAAACCTGCAGCAAATATAAATCCCCTACTCTCAACACCTGCCCATAATTCGTTATTGTGTCCTTGTAGCATATTCAATAAAGCCAATCTAAACATATGTGGTATTGCAATTACTGGAGATATGTCTTTATAATTAATCCCATCTTTAGGAAAGTCAGGTACATCAGCTATATTATCTTTGAAAAAATGGCTAGATTCTTTAATCATTTCTATTTATCCTCTTCATTTAAAAATTTTCTTATTTGATAAAACGTAAATCCAAGTATAAGAACGGCCAATATATAATCAATCATTTCTTTATCATTCCTTCTTCAACTGATTTTAATAAATCCATAATCAATGGATACTCATGATACTCTTTTAGTTTCTCTATTAGGTTTGCAAAATATTCCATAGGCATAGTATCTAAATCATATTCCTCTATGATATTTGCCTGCTCGATAAACGTATTAATTGTATCTTGTAAATCTTGTGGTAGGTTTTCATCAGCTTTCTTATTTATCGGCATCACTCACCTATCACATTTGTTACCTGTATTAAGATTATTGATAACGCCAATAAAAGACAGATTGCAGTTTTTAGTGTAGGGATTTCTTTCAGAAATAAATACGACATCAATCCAAAGACTAATGTACCTAATCCAAATCCAATCATACGAATATTCCAAGTGAATCCAAAATGTTCATAACTTAATTTTGATGCATGAAAAAATGCATAACCTACTGGTATACCAAAGATAGACATCCATTCTCCCGAACTCCAAAACCAATGACCTTTAAATTTTTCGATGAATTGTGCATTCAACTGCCACCAAGCCATTATATTACTTATAACCAATATGACCATAGCCATTACTAATTTACTCAATTAATATTCTTCCCCATAGAGTGAGTACTTCTTAATAGTAGGTGGTTTTTCTTTACCATCCTCTACATGAACTTCACCCTTTTGTGCATCAACATAAAAATCAGTCATCTGAGTTTCCATAAAGATTGCATTTAGTAATTCAGTAAGTGATGCATATATCTGGTCATCACCATCTACCATTGCCCACCTATCACCAGGTGGTACTCTATTTGCTTTTAGTTCTTTCATTTAATAACTCCTTAGTTCCTAACTGGTCTGTTAGTTGAAAATGTTTATTCAATACTTCTAACTTATCTTCATAACCTGATAATAACTCAAGTTCATTTTCAATAGTAGATACTATATCTGAGTGTTCACCAATACCAACTGTTTGGTTCAGATACACTTCAACGTTGGCCTTATGTTTAGCTATCCCACCCTTGAGATACTCAGTTATAGCTTTAAGTAATCTATCTCTCATTTTTTTTCTTCTCCTATAAACTTATGTGTTTTATATTTTAAGGGTTTTTTCTTTCCCTTTAGATGGACTTCTGAATTAGTTTTTATTCTATGACACTTTTTACATAATGTCTGTAAGTTATCTAAACTATAATAACTCCAATCTAAATCTTCTTCCTTTACATGCTTCTGTTCCACTAAAGGTCTTATGTGGTCAACATCCCATTTACGAGAAACTTTACCACAATGATTACAAACATTCTTATCTCTTTTTCTAACGTGAGCTCTCTGTTCACGTGAATGATAAATTAACATATACTCTGTAGCACAATCTTTATGCCAACTCTTTCTTTCATTAATAGTACCATCTTCCTTTACAATCATGTTACCACACCACCTACATTGTCCTTTTACTTCCGTATAATAACTATCTGGTTTAGGTGGTAATCTAAAGTTACCATCCCACTTCTCTTTCTTTTTACCAAAGGTTCGTTTATGTCTTTTAGTATATCTACTTAACGGCATCTATCATTTAAATCTTGTAATGCTTTGGGTACGTTTAATTGTATATAGTGTTGTATTACAAATGCCTCTACCACATGGGTAAAGAACCAAAAGAATACAAGTAAAGGTATGAATACTTTCATATCCAAACCTAAATAACCTACACCCAACCAAGTTAAAAACATCATACCGAATGTTTTAGTTATGAAACTAATACCAGTAAATCCTAAACTCATAACACTACCACGTTGTGTTACCACAAAGATACCAAGAACTAAGTGCATCAAGTTTAGAAATATAGGTGATAATATACCTAATAAAATATATTCAATCATACTTCCCTCTATTTAAATGGTGGGCCACACGCCCAACCTACTAATGAATATCTCATACCCTTTGTTACGGGTTTTACTCTATGTAATTGATAAGATGGAAAAACAATAACTGAACCTGTACCTTTCATTGGTGGTGTTAATGTATTTGTTTTTAATCCATGACCTACCTTATCTAAACCTTTCATCTTTTCATTTGCAAATTTAAATTGAAACTCACCACCCTCATAATCATCATTTAATAAAATCGTTATACTTAATTTTCTAATCAATCCATTCAATAAATCATCTTTAGGTCTATCATACTTACCAAAGTTGTCACTTGGGCCGTCTGAATGCCATCCATAGAATCCCTCAGTTTCATATCTGGTTAATTGTAGATTCTCCATTGATTCTATATCATACTCCCAACCAGCCTGTTCATTGGCAGATTTAATAAAACTATAAGCTAATTCAAATACCCACTTATCACTAAAAAATATAACTTGACTATTACGAGTATTTATATCGTGTCCAATATCTCTATCAAAATCTCTTGACCTTTCTATTCGGTCAGTATGTACTTTAGCATCTACCCATTTATCAGGATATAAATTAATTATTTTATCACACTCTTCTTTTGGTATTACACTATCCCAATACCAAAAACTATTTGAATTGACCATTTGAATTTCCTTATCAAATTCTTGAGCCAGAGATAGGATTCGAACCTACGACCTAGTGATTACAAATCACTTGCTCTACCAACTGAGCTACTCTGGCGTTTGTGGAGCTGACTGGACTCGAACCAGCGACCTCCTCCGTGCAAGGGAGGCGTTCTCCCAACTGAACTACAGCCCCATACTTCGTGTCAACCACGACACAAGTCTTTAAACAGAATATACTACATTTTATACATATGTGTCAAGCACTTTTTTTGTAGCCCGTAGGAGAATCGAACTCCTGTTGCAGGAATGAAAATCCTGAGTCCTAACCACTAGACGAACGGGCCATCAACATAGTCGCTGCTTAAGACTTTGGTGCTGGTGAGAAGATTTTTCTTCCACCCTTTACCACACGTTCAAAGAAACTAACTTCTTTGACTTGACGTGGTTTTCTTTTTGTTCTTACCTTTATAGGTTTTCTTTTTGTTCTTACCATAATAACCTTTTCTCCTTTATAACTTTTTAAATGGTAGTGTAGTTAATCTAAACATACCTAATAACATTTCTTTCATAATAAATAAACATAATAAAACTAACAATGTTGTTAGTGGGACGACAGACAATATTGTTAATAATGGTAATAGTAATATCGATACTAATAATCTAAACGTGTCAAATATACGTTCTACTTCTTTCTTCAAAAGATGTTCCCTTTCGTTACGTACATATTCTTTATCTATAAGTTCTTTTGTGTTAACTTGTTGTAAAATTTCTTTTAATAATTGTTTCTGTTCTTTGTATGTTCTCTTCATGATATCTGTCTAATGTTTGCGGACATATCTTAATAGCCATCTCCAATATAACACTACTAATATTGCCAATAACACTTCTAATATTTCTTCGCTCATACATTACATTAATCAATGAGACTAACATAACACTCAATAATAAATATACACTAAACAAACTAAACTACTGCTCTTCCTTTCATTTTTTCCCAATCCCTATTCTTTCTATATTTGTCATTTACCCAATTGATTGTCTCTAATACAATTGGGTCTAAATCGAGATTTTGTGCGAATGTAATTAATGCATTTAAATCTTTTGGTAAACAATGTCCACCAAATCCTAAATCACCATCAGGACCTGGTACACTTAAATGTGTTTTACCTAATCTCTCATCAAGTGTAGCGTACTCTACAACCTTATCATAATCAATATCTATCTTCTGACATATTTGATATATCTCATTTGCAAAAGATACCTTTGTAGCCAAATAACTATTAGTCATATACTTCACCATCTCTGCCGTTTTCGAACCCGTCTTAATAATATGTGCTGTTGGAAATACCTTACTATAAATCTGTCTTAATTTATTAGTTCCTTTACGAACACCACCTAATATGATTCTATCTTGATTTTTAAAATCCTCTACAAAGTTAGCCTCGGTAAGAAACTCTGGATTGAATATAACATTTACACCATCATACTTTTTATCTAACATATCTGTAGTTCCTGGTGGAACTGTAGATTTGATAACTACTATCTGTAAACCATTTGCATATGTATTTATTTCTTTTATAACACTCTCAACTATATCTGTATGACAACTACCATCTTCATTCATTGGTGTTGGAACACATACAAATATCACTTCACATCCCCAAACTAATTGTTTTAAATCACACGTAGTTTTAGACTCATCATATTTATCATAAGTTTCTAATTCATAATATGGTTCAAACCCAACCTTGATTGCAGTTCCCACATAACCTTGTCCTACTATTCCTATTTTCATGAATAAACCTTTACGTTATATTTTTTACTAAATTCTATACCATCAAGATAGTTGTTTACTATGGGTTGACCTTTGATATTCAGACTCGTATTCAGTACCATAGGACAACCTGTTTGTTTATAAAATTTATTTATCAAGTTATAGAAATTAGGGTTATCGTCTTTACTTACTGTTTGTACTCTTGATGTTCCATCTACGTGACATATAGCTGGATACTTCTCTGGATACTTACACTTGGCAACGAACTGCATATACTGAGACTTCTTGACGGGCATATCGAATATCTCGTGTGCATGTTCCTCAAGTACTGCTGGAGCAAATGGTCTAAACTCTTGTCGTTTCTTTATTTTATTTACCTTATCTTTTATATCATCACCACGAGGATCTGCCAGTAAACTACGATTACCTAAGGCTCTTGGCCCATATTCAGCTCTACCACTTGCTACACCAACGATATTTCCATTGAGTAGTTCTTTACTCACCTGAGTAACAGGATACTTACCTTTTATATTATAACCTAAAAACGTATCTTTCCAATTCACGTGTCTACCGTGTAAATACGCTGCACATCCAAGTGATGAACCAGCATCGCCGGGATTCGGTATAATCCATAATGAGGGATAGTAGTCACGGGCTATAATACTATTGGCCACACAATTCAAAGCAACACCACCACCATAACACATATTCTTTGTTTCGGGTACTAAATGTTGAGCTAAATCAAATACCTTTTTAATCTCATCCTCACATATAGATTGTACGTTAGCCGCTATATTAAACTTCCACTCATCAGAGCCGTCATCTTTATAATAATCAGGATTCCAATCTAAACAACCACGATGTAAATTACCACTTAGTTTAATGGGTAGTGGATTATCTGGTCGTTTAAAGAAGTCATTATAGATGTTCTGTTTTAATTCTTTATCTATGGTGCCCCAACCAGCCATACCCATTAAGATGTATTCATCCTCTTGGGGCTTTAGCCCCAACCTTTGAGTCATAGCACTATACCACAATCCTAAAGAGTTTGGATACTTTACACTATAACGTTTCTCAAAGGAATTTCCCTTCACATACCATATCGTACACGTCTCCCATTCACCAATAGCATCTATCACGACTATAGCACTCTCGTCATACGGAGAGGTAAAATAAGAAGCACAAGCATGAGATGTGTGGTGTTGTACGTAATGGATATCTTTTACGTTCCATTGAAATTGTTTAATATGGGTTTTGGGTAAAGTACTGAATATCTCTTTATATTGACCAGCGTATAGTTGTCGTGATTTCTTTAAATAAGGTCTTTCGAAAAATACTACTTTATCAATATCACCATACTGAGAACAATCCACGAACATCTTATGGTTTAATAAAGAATCGTTCTTAATATTAGAGTAACGTTCTGAGTGAGCACTGAATAATATCTCATCATTACTATGGTCGAGTAACGTGATACTGGCATCATGATTGAGTGCACTAATTCCTAATATCTTCATTTAGTATCGTGGTGGTTGTGATAATCTTTATGTAGTGAGACGTTGAATTGGTAAATAACGAATAACGATATCATCCAATAAAGTGTGTTTAATAAGAATGAATTCATATAATCTGGCCTTATGATGTAATAGTGATGTGTTATAACGATAATAAATATAAATTAAATAATGTTAAATACAAAGTTTTTTTACTCATTAGAGATAATACCGAGAATACCCTTAATCCAGCAATATAAAGTAAAGATAGATAATATATAGATAATCATTTAAGCTCCTTTGATTTAAGTATTATGAATAACTATATAGATAGTGGAATAATAAAGTGTAACTATGGTGGAATCCGAGCTTTGTGACACGTCATAAGATGTTATTAAGTGGCTATATAGGTTATTTTTGTCGTGATGAGCGCATGAACCAGGGCTGTGACATATTGTCATACATTTTTATGATTCACGGTTTAGTGCTACGTGGGGGGTGTTGTGGGTATTCCGTATGGAGTGTGCCTGGTTCGTGTATTGATATTATAGAAGGAGTGTTGCAGTGGTGTGTATACCAGGCAGGTTAATGATTTGACGCAAAATATTTTTTAGCTCACCGCCCACGGTTTTCACCTTCGAGTTGCCCCAGCCCCCCATCTTGAGTAGTGAATCCTAAGTGGTATAGTATGATTATGGGGCTTATTGAGTCTCAGTCTCATTAACAACACCCTTATTGATACTGAGTCTCAACAGCAAAGGGGGGTATTCAAGGGCATTCTCCTATGGTAATTTACGAAAAAAACTATATATAAGTCAAGCTTTTTCTTTAATTTTCCAAAGATTTTTGGAATTGTTCGAATGGAATATACTCAAGGGCGGTTTTCTCAATGGGATTTATTGTATCGGTGGGTGGTTCAGTAGTATCAAGTATCTCCACTATGGGTTTATCTCTATGTCTATACCATGCTTTATCACTATGGTGTTTTAATTCATACACACAATTCAGACATAAAGCCCTTAAATTGTCTTGAGAACCATTCTTATTATCAGTATCGAGGAAATCCAACACCAATGGCGGTAGCATAGGTGGTGTAAAGTGAGAGAAATCAGCTCCACAATTACCACAAGCACACTCAAGATATCCCTCTTCTATGGCTTTTTTCAGTAAAGTGGTCTCACGATAGTTACTAATCATATCACCACGCAATATAGAGTGTATAAATTTATTTTTACCTCTACTACCGAGCTTACGGCCTTTATTTGATTGGGGATCCCATAACCCATACTCACGTGTTTGTTTACGAAACGTGTTATAAGAGACTTTACAATATGAGGCCGCCTCTCGCATGCTCTGCGTAACAGAGATTGCATACTCAATTTCACGTTTTTTTAATAGTATTTTGGGACGGCCCATGTTGTTTTGACCTACTTTATACGACATTTTGACATATCCTTATGTTAATAACCCTTAGTTAAAAAAAAATTCTCAACACACATGGAGGCTGTATACACCTGATATGTTGATATTAGTACTTTTTAATATTCTATGGTAATAAGTAGGTTGTGGTGGGTAAAAGTGGTTGAAAGTGTGTAAAGAGGTGTTAAGACTATTTAGAAAATAAATTTAACAAATAGGTAATGGTCTTTTGAAGTGATTCTTCTATCTTAGTAGGCCAGTCGTATTTCAACGCAATCAAACTGGTTAAACATACGATTATATGTATTCGATAGGGATTCGGAGGTAATGCGATTTCGAGTGCAACGAGAACACTTGTGATCATTTGTAAAGTGTATTGTATTCGATTTTTAGATGTGGCGGGTTTGAGGTTCTTCATCACTCAGACTTTCTTCATTCTTGATAGGTGATTGACCCGACCTATAGAGATATAGAGATATAGAGTAATGTAGTATATTATATTTCAGTATATATGTAAGTTGGGGCTCACATTAGTGTTGTTGTTATATAATATATATGTATATAGTAAAGTTTTCAACTCATGTGTCTTCTTCCGAAGTCTGTAGATTTTTTAAATATCTCTCTTATGTAGTAATAAAGTAATATCCTACCTATTAGTTTTTTAATCATGATTCATCTTTTCTATGAAGTGGTCGTGTTTAATAACATGGGGTGGAGCTCCTAAATAATCGACAAACTCATTATATAGATTATTTTTAATCATCCTACTCATCAATTCTTGTATCTCATCCCAAGACATTTTAATAATATCTTCTTTATTGGTGTGGAATAACTTATTCATATTATTACTTTCAATTTATCTCCATGTATCGCTTGGTAATTTAACCAGATGGTAATGGGAGATTCTACCACTCTTTTCCCTTACCTCTAACCAGGGTGATTCACCACCGCTCCTACCATACAATTCATATTTCGTTATCTTATCTATTATTAATTTTTTTGTACTCTCATCAATAAACCGATTCTCATTGATGATTTGTAATTCACTCCAACAACCCATATCATCACTCATTACAATACGATAACCCACAATCTCTATTTGATTAGTTGGATATATTGTTTGTCCTTTTAACACTCCTGTACTTAATAAATACATCAACAACCCTATCCACACCACTATTGATGTCCACTTGGGCAGTAAATCCAAAATCATCGGTATAATCTTTCTTCTTCGTATCGTTATAATCCTATCACTTGGAAACAACGCCCAATACTTTTCCTCTATGTAAGATTTACCATCTTTCTTAACTATTTTTTCACTTATCATTCTATTCTTCATTTAATTTTCCTGAAATTCATTTCATAACCCTATTGTTTAATTCTATTCTATGGAGTTTCACTATATGGCCAATGGATATTCTCAACCTTTTTCATCTCTATCTTCTCTTCTTCTATTTGTTGTGGCCTCTTATGTGAGGTTTCCTCTATAACTTTATTCTTTTTAAACCACACATTCACAATAGGTTTAATATTATCTTCTATTGTACTTAATATGACTTTGTTTGTTATTTTTAATAAATCTAATAACATAAAAACCCTTCCAAGAATACCGAACTTACTTCGTGTTTTTCGGGGGAATCTTTGATTTCACCGAAGTGACACGCGTATTTGCCGGCGTCTTTACTTTGTTTAACTCGTCATTAATATATATACTACTTATCACTTTTCTTTCTATTATATTCTTTCGTGGTCAACTCGGCGTTTTCTAACGTTGTTTTTCCACCCAATGTCTTTGGTTCAATATGGTCGAGTTCACACTTTGCTGAGTAAGCCTCTGATAACAACACCTCTTTAAAAACTGGCGTATTTGCTAACAAAGTTCCTTCATCATTGTTTGACCTAATCTTAACATACCACTTATCATTTTTCTCAAATTTGTGATTATTGATATATTGTTTTCTATGTAGGTAAGTAAATTTTTCTTCATTACGTGGTGTTATAATTTTATCTTCCTCTAATTTAGGTATGATATCCTCATTGATAATACTCTCTAACTTTTCAACTTGTTCCAAATAAGTTGCCATACCACTCATCATACCAGAGAATGACAATGGTTGATTTTTTCTCTGATGAACTATTGTGTCGTCATTCCACTTAGTAATCCATATCTCATATAACTCTTTTACGAATTCATCATAATCCTCTATGTTGTATTTCGTATGTAAAGTGTTAAGTAGAATTGTTAAGAAGTATAAAAATGATTTTTCAAGTTTTTTTGTTATATTATCATAGTCTATTATTGAATCAAAAATCTTTTTAAGTTCACCCACCATATAGTTGAATTTACCCTTTGACCAAGTATTATTTCTATACATAGTATCAAGGTTATCATCTTTATTACCGCCTTCACTTTTACCAAACGTACCACCTTTTGTGACATATAACATAATGGTTGCAACCATCTCATCATCTTGCATTCTTTCTACATTAATACCCTTAACTTTTCCCCATACGTGAGATAGTTTTTCTGATGTTTTTCTAACCAAATCTGAAACAACACCATAGATACCTGTTCGTTGTTCTTGTCTATTTGGTGCTTTACCATAAGCAACTCTACAATATAAATCGTGCATCGTTTCTCTATCTACACTTTTGATAACACAATAATTTATGTGTTTATTTTCCCTATTCTTTTTCTTGTCATTCCAAAATAAATGGGTACTATCGTGTCTATTACCACCCTCAAGAGTTATGTAATCATATCCATCATCTTTGTAATGTTTAAAATACTGATAATCCTCTTCTTTTCCTTTTTCATCACAATACACCATACAACTATCAATATCAATATAAATCAATGGATTTATATTAGCACCCTTCAAGATAGACGAAAACCATCTCTTGATATCTAATATCTCCCAACAACTTCTACGATTGAATTTCTTACAACGAACAACCTTATCTTCAGGAAACATTTTATGAAAAATGTCTACTGTACATTGTAATATTTTAGGTAATCTCATGCTGAACCCTCTGTTCCTTTCGGTGTTTTTAACATTACATCTTTGAAATAAATTTCACTTGCCTTTTTTACTATCTCGTCAAATTCATTTGATGTTAGAATTTGTGGCTTACCTTGAGCCGACTTTAAATTATAATGGTCTAATATCATATCAATGATAACAGAATCTATTTTACTTTTCATAACATTTCCTATAATAAAACTTTTGTGGTGAGGAAAACAATGAAGAGAAAAATAATGAATAAAAAAACCTCACCACATTTAAAACTTTGGTATCAAGGGAGACTACTACTTGGGCTATATTTCAGACCTATTGTCCCTACGGCTTATTTCCGTATTATCCAGACTTCATCTCCACCATCAACCTTTAAATCTTTGAGTAGTGGGGAAGTCCTCACTCCCCCGCGTTTGATATTATCTCTCTAAGGTTCGTGGTGTTTATCCACTACTCTAAATCTTTTGAGTGGCTTACTCCACAGGTCAACGATAAACATTTACGAGACCGCTAAATCTCTTCATCCTTTAATTAGGAATTGACGGGTTATATGATGTCGAACTCGAAACACTATTAGTGCCCTTTCGGTTAATCTGTTCGAAAGTCGTCACTTTCCATCACAGGGAGTTACCCATTATTACTTCTGCTTTCTCACCACTCAAATTTTCAAATAACTTGGCCTCGGTTCCAAATAAGTAGTCACCGAAAACCCACTATCTTTTCTAATTATCGTTGAAAAGACAAAACCACGATTAAATCATCAAATCTTATATCCTAATATACAACTAAAAACCAATACAAGTCAAGCCTTTTTTTCACTTTTTTTCACTTTTTTTAAGTTTTTATAAATCTTATCATCCATCTTATCTTCATCTAACCAATCTAATGTTAAAAATCCACCACTTGTATATTCATCTAATTCTATTTTTTCTGTATTTCTATACTTCATTACCCATATTTCCTAAATAACTTTGTTTCAATTAATTCACCGTCTTCATCCATATCCTCTATAGCTTGTTCATAGGTTTCATACACATCACCGTATCGGTCTTCCCCAACCACCTCTATAGTGTCACATTCATCTGAAACTAATATATAACTCATATATTTCCTTTATTTTTCATATCTAAGTATACGAATAAAAGCTAATACAAGTCAAGCCTTTTTTTCACTTTTTTAAGACATCTCCCAACATTCTTTTACTATATTCTCTAATCTTTCACTTCCTTGTTCTAATGGAAAACTTCCATTCTTAACCTCATACATAACTGATATTGCATCTTGTATTCTATCGTCATGTCGTCCCATCAAACCCTTAAAGTCATTTTTGAAAAAATTATCAAAATCACCTATCTGTAATGAGTTCATTGTAGGGCCTTCACCGAGTCGAGTTGACAAATTCCACATAGAATACCAATTTCTCCATAACTCATAATGATTAAATGAAAGATATGAACCATATACTAAATCATCATTGTGTTTCAATAACTTACGATATAAATCTTCTAATGGTTTGAATTGTTCTACTGAAAAATCATTGTTATTGAAGGCCTGTAACACTTTTGGTATTAATGCCTTTATTCCATCAAATGCAGTACACAAACCACGAGAATATAACGGGTCTATGAATCCATACGAATGTGGAAGAATACTCCACCTATTGCCAGTACAAGATTTTGATGAGAATTGTATTCTTGGCTCAGTCACCCAAGGCCTAACTACTTTTGCATTCTTAAATTGTTCCCTAACATCAGGTAATGATTTGATTAAATCAATAACCTTATTTGGATAGTTTCTACGAAATGGAACTTTACTACATTGAAATCCTACACTTACAATCGGATTTGTAGACTCTGGTGTATTATTAAATGGAATCACCCATAACCAACCACCCTCAACTATGTGATGCAGTGTTCCGTGATGAAATTTAGTCTTGAACTCAGATTCAATGACATTATCAAAAGGTTCAACATCTATCATATGAGTATAACAAGTAGATGAATTAGTTTTTACTTTGGGTATTGTATCTCTTAAATCGAATATCTTCGCTAATGGTGAGTTACTCCCTACTGCATCTATTATGTATTGACATCTTATTTCTGAACCATCACTTAGTGTAACTCGAACTTCTTCATCTGATTTCACATCAGTTACTTTTGTGTTAAATAAAAATTTAGAACCATATTTGATTGCGGCATTTACAACGTAAGAATCTACGTCTTGTCGATATAGATGCATTTCAGAACGACTTGGGTTGACGTGTTGAAACATTTCTTTTGGATTTGATTTTTTACCCTCTTCATGATAAACATAACCAAAATTTTCTTTGACTCCGACACGACTTGCCAAATCCTTGAATATTTTATCAGTTGATAATAAATCCACATTATAATACTTTACCAAACCATTCCAAACTGCAGTGAGATAGGGTATCATTGATTCACCTACAGAAAACTTTGGATGTGGTGTACTATCCACGACCAACACCCTTAGTCCTTGTTTTGATAGTATTGCAGAAAGAAATGAACCTATTAATCCACTTCCAACTATTATAACATCTATGTTGTTAGGTATATTATCTGAATCTTGATAACTATATGTCGAATAATCTTCAAACATTTTTATTTAATAACCATATTTTAGAATTTTACGTATTGAACATATCCCACACGTGTTTGACGAATAACCCTACGAAACCTGTGCCTATAACACCTCTCCACTTAGACGTTGATTGTCTGAATTGTGTATTGAGTTTAGTTTCTGCCCATAATCCCTCGTGAGGATTGAATAAATTTTCTTTAATGAATTTGATATCTGTTGTGAGGTTGTCTATCTTGGTGTGAATGATGTCAAATTCTTTTCTGTCTGCTTCGTTCAACGAAAGTCTCCGATTTGTTATTATATACAGATATAAATATAGTATATATTACAAAGTGTTATGCTTTTCCCACAGGTTTAGGTTTTTTTCTAAACTTTCTTGGTGTTGGTTTAGAAGGCTTGTAATTTTTCTCTAATCTGAAAATTTCTTCTTTTAAAATTTGACGAGTCGTACGTAGTCTTTGTATTTCGTCCTCAAACGTATTAAACTTTTTATTAACATATATTAGATATGCAATAGATGATGTAGTTACACCTATTGCAAATCCAATAAACATGATTAGTGAGTCACTCATTTAAATTTCCTATCTACTACTGCTATCAAACTAATTACACACAAACTAAATATACAAGTTAATAATAATTCCATATTGATTCCTTTCTAAAAATCATCTAATGATGTTGGTTCCTCTCTCCACCATTCTATATTGCCTACGGATTTTTGAGGTCTAACATACTCTTTCACTATGAATAATTTATTAAAACTCTCGTGGGTTAAATTCTTTCGTAACCTAAAATAAGTATGAGCTTCCTCATACACATTTGTCTTCAAATCCACAGTATCTACTACTTCTTCATTACAAAAAAGTTGCCACATTCCCATAAGCTTTCTCCTTATTGTTTTTAATCTAATACAATGTAAAAATCCAAATTACCATTAGACCAATTAGCAGTTAATTTCATAGTGTCTCCCACCATAGTTTGTACAGGTGCTATCATGTTATTTAACTCACCTCTACTATTACTGTAACTTGTCTGGTTGGTTGTTGGAACTTCTTCTCCATTAAAACCAGTTACATATACCGTATCATACGATACATAATTTAAATTTGTGTCTAATCCTCTCTTCACAATATATCCAAGAGTATCTCCAATATACCAATATAGATTACTCTCCCAATCAATCCAAAAATTTTCTAATCCAAATTCCTTTTGTCTAATTGTGCCTGATATTCGATGTAGAGTTTGCCATTTATTCGGATTTAATTTTAAGTGATAATACCCATTGTCATCTTCGGGTAGTCTCATATCAAACGTAAGAGTTGCCTCTTGTTCATACTCTACATAGGTATCTTCACAACCTATTAGAAATAATACACTAATTCCTATTAGGATGTTTTTTATTGATTTGATTGTTTTCATCTTTTTTGTTGACAATATTAACCTTACTTTCTTTATGTAATTTACTTTTTCGTTTATTTCGTGTTTGTTCGAGTGAGGTTTCATCTTCAATATCATCCCATTCTTCCCAATTACGAATGTTTTTACCCATTTTGTACTCCTAAATTACGAATAATTTTTATCAATGTCAAGCCTTTTTTATTTTTAATTTTTCCACTACATCTAAAAACTCTGTAATAGAGTAGTTTTTACCCACATCATCCATTATGATGAAGTTTTCTAATGATTCTGGTTTATTGTGAATCATATTGTGTAGTGCGATAAATCCTTGTGCTGGATAAAATGTACCTAAACTCTCCTCACCCAATTGATTTGAGTCAAACATTAAATTTGCCTTATCTTCATTTTTTCCTATTATGAAATAAGTCATACTTTTATCAATCCCTTTTCATAAGTTTTTAATGAACTGATATGGACTTTAAATATATCAAGTATCGAATCACCAGACTCTCCACTATCTTCTAATATATCGGACAAATTTACAATTATTTGAAAATTATTAGCATCTAACCTTGATGCATCAAACTCAACGATAATATTATTATTTTTTTCATTGTCGTATGGTTTAATCCTATCAGATAAATCAAACTTAGTATTTTTTTGTTCTTCTCTTATATACTCGTCATAACCACAATCAACATACAATGTAGAACACCAAGGCTCTAATTCTCTCAACATAACGTTGTCACAATTTTTAACCACAAATCCTACATCATATTTAGGTGGTATGATTGGAAACATCATATCATCATGTTTCACCATATGCCCCCACTTACGAATAAAGTTTCTCGTACTACGAAGATTCTGTTCTAACCACTCACTTGATTCTCTTCCTTTCATAAACACTTGACCTGCTGGGTTTCTCATGGCTCCATCTTTGAATCTTGAACCTCTACAAGTCATATGATATACAAAACCCTTCCAAGTCTGAATCAACTCATAACCATTCAATACGAATCGATTGAATATGTCAGAGTCCTCTTTGGATTGTGGAGCGTATAACGGATCATGTCCACCTATCCTTTGAAAATCCTCTTTCATTATTGCCCACGGAGCAAATATACCAAATGTTGGTTTTGCACCTGTATCTGTAGTGTTTAGATACTCAAGTAGTTCATCTTCTTGAAACTCTTCAGGTTCTATTCCAAAATCTTGTAATATCTTTTCAGGCCCATCAGGATGTAGTGGTGGTTCTATTCTTGTAAGTGATACAACTCTGCCTGGTTTTAAATACTTATCAATTTCTTTATCAGCATCAGGACACAAATACATATCTGCGTGAAATATCATAACTCTATCGTGTGTTGCATAATCATTAATCAATGTATCATATAATATTGTATGTCCCAATCGTTTAGGGCCGTGATTTCTATGAAACTGAATATTCTTATCTCGTTTCATTTGAACCAATACCCACTCCATAGTTCCATCATCAGAGAAATCATCTGCAATACATATCTCATGTTCTATTAGAGAGTTTTTACGAATACTCTCATATGCCTGTTTTAAGTATTTTAAATTATTCCTACTTGGAATAATAAAACTAATTGGTTTCATTTAACCATTCCTTGATATAATCATCTAAATTAATAGTTGGACTCCATCCTAACATTTCATGTGCCTTTGTATCCTCACATAGTGTTTTATCATATTCACCTTTTCTTGGTGGTACAAATTCAGTTGGATAATCTTTACCAAAATAACTTGCAAGTTCCACTATAGAGTGATTTGTACCTCTTCCTAATTCAAATTCCTCTCCTCTTAAATCTTTATAATCTTTTAAACGAACAAGACAATCCACAATATCATCAACATGAGTAAAATCTCTTCTTTGTTCACCATTACCCGTAATCGTCAATGATTCACCATTACTATATTGTTCTTGAAATATACCAACAACTGTACAATATGGCCCATCTACTAATTGATGTGGCCCATACACATTATAAAATCTACATATTGAAGTTGGTAAATCATACACACTACTATATAGTTTACATAACTCTTCACCACTAAACTTTGACCAAGCGTAAGGACTACCATATAACCCATGATGTTTAGATGATGAACCTGCATATATTACTGGAATATTACCGTGTGTTCTTGCCCAATCCAATACATTTAATGTTGATACAAAATTGTTATTTATATGATGCTGTGGTTCTTGTAATGATGGTTGTATTCTTGCTAATGCAGCTATATGAAATATAACATCTGGTTTAATCCCAATGAACGAATAGTCTCTTACCCGACATAAATCAACTTCAAAATACTGACATCCCTCTTGTTCATTTTCTTTTAATCCACTTGAGTAATTGTCAAGTGATACCACCTGATGTCCATCTTTCAACAACCTTTTTATTATGTTAGTGCCGACAAAACCAGCACCACCTGTAACTAATACATTCATTTATTTATTTCCTTCCAATTTTCTAACCAAGCTTCCTCTGTATAATATGATTTAAAATTCTTTCTTGAAGTTTCACTACACAAATCATAAAACTTCTTAGATTTTTTTAATTTCTTTCCAATTCTTTTTGCCTCATCCAAATCACCAATCTCTACTGAAGTCAATGGATGTAATATATCTTGTGTATCCAATCCTTTGTAACCAATACAAGGTATTCCGTGATATGCACAATTCATACTAAATGTTCCAGCTGCATGTGTTCTCATCAAATGAACACCTATGTTATATTGTGATAAACAATTTATCCATTCTCTCCAAGTCATGTAAGGTAGATATTTTATATCAGGAATCATATCCTCTGATTGTTGTCTTCTACCCATTGATGGAGCGGATATAGGGTGACCTATTTCTCTTGCAACTATATAGGAATCAAATCCACCATACCAACTTACAAAATTACCACCTATCATTGTGTTATCACCCCACTCACTTCTTGGTGCTAACCCTTCAGGTATCATCAAACTTCTCATAACTCTCACATCTTTACAACCTAATCCAAGAAAATAATTTACATCACTTTCATTATGACAATACACCCAATCTGATTGTAATAGTAAGTTCACATAATTAAATTGTACATCAACAGGATAATCTTGAAAATACCAATGTGGGCCTTCTTGCATTATTGCAACTTTGTCACAAAATAATTTCAAACGATTTATATCAACGATACTTGGATTGTTTTTTGGTACAATTGCAATACCTAAATCGAAATGTGTTGTAGGTGATGCATCAAAAGTAAGGAATGGTGCATTTAATGCGACTGACCACGCAATTTCTGTTCTTGCGTTATCAAAGTCTCGTGGTGGTACACCCATCATTATTGATTCTGAGAAAAATGCAACTTTCATTTTATTTTTGATAATGTTTTAGGTTGTGATTCATATTCTGATAATAAGTATAATGTAAAATTTTCTAATACCATATTATTTCTATCAACCTACACCTTTCCATGTTGCACCATTATTTGTATAATGATGTTTTACAACTAAATCTGATTGATATAGTATATTGTTACCTTTATCAATTTGTTCTTGAGCCCAATATCTATCTTCTTTCCCACTTAACCGTTCATCAAAGGGATTTTCTTTAATAAAATCAGTATCAAATATTGAGAATGCATTATGAAAAAAGTATCTATTCTCTGAATTACAAAAATGATTTATTTTATTTTCATCACCAAAGTTAGACCACAAGTATCTTGGTGTAACTTTTTTACCATCCCATATTGGAATCTGTTTTCCCCAAACTGCTACCGTGTAATCATCCCAAGCGATATCAGACCATTTTATTATTTCACAATGAGCTGATATGACTATCGTGACATTGTTTTCACATATACTTATTCCATAGTTTAAAGAACTACCAGGTGAATAATCATTTTTATCAATCTTTAATCTGGTGATATCTAAATAGTCAAACGTATTAACAACTCTTAAAGATTCATCTGTAGATTCATTATCAACGATTACTACTTGTATTTTATCACCTAAGAAATCAACTAAAGATTGTATACAATGTCCTATAAATCTTTCCTCGTTTCTGTTTCTTATTACAACTGAGTATGTCATTTTAATTGTTTTATCCTACCTTGTTCCACAAAATCTTCAATAATCTTAGTCTCTGTATCATAGTCTAATATGGCATAATTTCCATTTTCTCTGACGAGTTGGGTTTTAAAATATTTCTCTCTTTCAGTTCCAATGTATCTACCTATATCAACTGTAAAATAATGTTTACCAAGTTTTGACTTACCTTTTTTGGCCTTAACACTAACATCATCCTTAAAAAAACTATTTCCATATACAAAAACTTCTCCAAACACTTCAAGTGCCGTTAAGATTGTCAAAAATCCTGTACCTGGACTCACAACACCAGTGCTACTTGGATTTAATTTATTACAATGTTCTCTTATAAACTCTGAGACATAACACAACTGATGTCCATTATGACTTTTATGCATAAATCTAAATTTTGTCTTATCTGTTATAAAATGTTGTAGTTGTTTTTCATTATCAAAAAATAAATTGTCTCCCACTTCCTCTCTAACAGTCCACACTTCCCTAAAAGGCCCTAATTTGTTCTTTTGATAGTCCATCCAATCACTTATTCTCATAAGTGGATGACTTTTTTGACTCGGTGGGCCTGAACAACTAGCCCATATATCGGTTTTGGTTCCAACGTGTTTTTCATAACCATCTATCTCAAAATCATTTATTCTGATTACCGTATCAAATGAATCTATTTTTTCACCAAGTTCTCTCTCTAAAACTACAGGTGAGTTTGAAACTATAATTGCTTTCTTACCCATTACTTGAAATTCCTTTTGATTTGTTCCCAACTTTCGAAGCGAATACCTTTATCATCAATATAAGCTACTGCATTGGGTTTAATATATGTTACGTCTTTAATATTTTGTTTTATTCCATGTTTCTCTAACCACTCCCAAACTAATTCGATTCCATTCTTACCATCAATAAGAGGTCTATCAGGATTGGCCTTGCAACTATAGATTATTAAGTCATAACCTAATTCTTCATTTAAATATTTCACACCCTCAATTGCACCTCTAAGTGGTTCATCGTATATTGTACCATCATGAAAACCTTTTGAATTTTTATGTATAACTCCATCAAAATCCAAACCAAGTTGACTCTTTTCGGTATCACTAACCATTTCTAAAAAGTCATCAAGTTCCATCTGATTTTCCATATTTTCTTATAAGTTCTGATTTTATTGTTGGACATGAATTACCCGTTCCGTGAATTAATTGATAGAAAGTTAACTCCGACAATATTTCAACCGTGTGAAAATAATCCCTATCAAAACACACTTCATTTATTTTTTCATCAAGACAATTTGACTTTTGACCTGATATTAGTGCGGTGGATATATTATATCTGTCATTACACCAAGAAAGTGCTGACACCACATTCTTAGAATTACCTGAACCTGATAAACCTATCACCATTGATTTCATATCAGGATAAATGTAGTCTTCTAACCACTTTATGAAAATGTTATCATATTTGTAATCATTTGCTATTGATGTAATGTAACTAACATTATCTAACGAGTAACATTTTTTATCAGTAAGTCTTGTGATATCAGAAGATGCATGAGAACAAACTGGTGAATTACCACCATTACCTATAAAATAGATATTATCTGCCTCATCAAAATCTTTTTGTAATTGTTTAAATTCATCGGTGTCAATTTTTGATTCAAATATTTCCAATAAATTTTCAAACTCAACCATTCTACTCATTTTCTATCCTTTACATCATCACCAACATAGACATGGGCCACATCTTCTCTACTAACCGCCAACCTTATTGCTGGTTTACTCCCTATCGCATGTATTTGATGGGATTTACCTTTCTCTATGAAGACTAAATCTCCTTTTTTAACAATGAATGATTCATCTTCAATATCCCATTTCCAATGGCCATCTACGATATACCACCACTCATTCCAACTTGGATGGTAATGTCTTCTATTACCCTCACCTGGTCTTTGACATATTAACGTCGCACTATTGTTTTCTGTATTGACCAATCTTTTTGCCCAAGATGGTTTATTATTCTTGATAATCTCATCAATGTTTACAACTGAATGGTTTGCATCAAGAAAATCAGGATTTTCAACTCCATCTTTATAAAGTATATCGTGATAATCATCGTGTGTTGTGTCTCTCTCAATTGTTACATCTAAATGTTTTTTAGGATCATAATATTGAGGTTTAGTATGTCGGTTCATATTCAAATGACTATGTACAACTTCAGCCAATCTAAAATCATCCTCAGTATCAATATCAATTGTTGACCATCCATCCAATTCAAAGAAACCAGTTCTTCCATCACCACCGTGATATGCTGAACTAAACTTTTTCATATTATCAACATACTTGTTTTTATTCCATGCCATTAAACCACAAGCATAAGATTGTATGGGTTTTAAATCTTGTGAGGGTGGTGTAATTTCTTTTTGGTTAAAATTAATAGGATTACCATCGTAGATAGATTCAATTTGTATATTATTAACCGATATAAGAGTTTCATAATTATTATCGTGAAACTTTTTTACGAATAGTTTTACATCCTCAACTGAAATAAAAGGTGATGTAGAAAGTAACTGAACTAAATCATCACACTCTACGTTCTGTAAAAAATCATAAGCAAAATCATCATTCGTCTTATCATCTTCAGCAAGATAATCTGGTCTCTTATAAAACTTTACACCATATTTTTTTGCTATCGGTTCGAATATTTCTGATTCAGAATTAATATAAATTTCATCGAATACATTTGCCTTTATCGCAGTTTCAAGAACATAACATATTAAGGGTTTACCATCGATTAACCTAAGATTTTTATTCTTAACCCTTTTACTACCTAACCTGACAGGAATCATGGCTATAGTTTTACTCATTTAAAACTCCATTGATTAAATTATACGCTTTATCAAACTCTTCTTCAGTAGTTGTTAAATGTGGTCTCAGTCTAACTGACTTATCACCTGTTGGATTACATAACATCCCACTTGAGAAGAGGTCATTAAAAAAATTGTCTCTTTGAGTTTGTGTATCAAAATCAAATGCTATCAAACAACCTTTCCCTCTAACATTATAAATATTATCTATCGTCTTCAATCTATCAATAAATTTTTGACTTTCAATGGAAACTGACTCACGAAGATTTTCTTTCTCAATAACTTCCATCACATATGTTGACCTTATCATATCAATCAAATCTGAGTCCCAAGTTGTGTATAATATCTTTGTATCAAGTATTGATGAAAATTCTTCTAATGCCATAAATCCACATACTTGTGCCTTCTTACCAAATATTACTATGTCAGGATAAAAATCGAGATGTTCAAAGAACCAAGTTTTACCTGTTGCACAAAAACCTGTTTGAATCTCATCAAATATTAATGGGACGTTTAGTTCTGTACATAACTCTCGTATTCCTCTTAGAAATTCATAGTCTAAGTGATTGTCCCCATATGTAGATTGAATAGGTTCAACAATCACTCCTGCTATAGAATCATCGGATTTAAGTAATTGTTCTAATTCGTCTAATGTCTCAAAGTGAGGCCATATACCACCACCAGGAAAACCATCCATTTTAGTTGAAATAGGATAGAATCTCGTGGTTAGTATGTTACTATAAGACATGATACCATGAAAATCATTTTTCACGGAGAGTATTTTAGGATTTTCTTTTTTAGTATGATGTATGGCGGCTTTGACTGCACATTCTACGGCCAATGCACCTGTGGAAACAAACCATGATTTTACATATTTCCCATTACATGAAGAGAACTCCATAAAATTTTTGTAAAATCTATCATACTCATCCGTTGAAAACTCACAATTGACAATTTTAAATTTTGATACTTTTCTTATCTCATCTTGAAATGATTCTGTAGAGAATATTGGATGATTGTATCCAATTGGAATTGAGGAAAACATACCAAAGAAATCAAGATAAGATTTATTTGTATTTTTATCAAAAATGTAACTACCATTACTCTTATCAAAATCATATCTTATATTAAATATACCCTTGTCAGGTTCCCCTGCATACATATTATTCAAAACAAATTATTCCTTTGTCATCTGACTATAAGCTGGATGTTTAACATTCCTAACTATACTTTGTAGTGTATCTAATGAAATAGCTTGGTCGGCATCACTTATTGATTCTGTTGGATTTGGATGGGACTCTATTATCAACCCATCTGCTCCTGCAGATATTGCTGCGTATGATATTGATGGAACGAAGTTTCTATATCCTGTGGCGTGACTTGGATCGTATATGATTGGAATATCACATAACTCTTTTAATGCTGGTATCATCATCAAGTCAGGTGCCCATCTGATTGACGGAAACACATGACGATAAGATGGTGCTCCAACCACTCCTCTCAAACATATTGCAACTTTCTCATTACCCTTTACTAATATTCTTTCTACTGCTCCAAGTATCTCATCAATCGTTCCCCAAGTTCCTCGTTTCAATAAGATTGGTATATCCAACTCACCTAACGCATCTAATAGGGTGTAGTTTTGAAAGTTACGAGTTCCAACTTGAACTATGTCAATACAATCCATCGTGGATTCTGTAATTTGATTTGAATCCATTATTTCAGATACGATTGGTAATCCAGTTTCTTCTCGTGCTGTTTTCAAAAATCTTAAACCCTCTTCTCTCAATCCTTCTTTCCAACCATTTTTACCAACTTCTTCCGTTACAGGAAATGTACAAGGTTTATATGCTCCACCTCGTAATGCATTAACACGAACACCTTTCATTTTATGTGCCCAATCCACAATCATTTCTTCTGATTCAACTGAACAAGGGCCTGATATAACATATGGACTATCGTCAAACTTCCATCTATCTGGTTGTAATGATATGTCTAATTTTTTAGCATCTACTAATGATTGTATATATGTGTTCATCTTTCACTCCTTATATTTTTAAATTCTATATGTCTCTCTGCCTGTCTTAAATCCTCTTCACTATGGATGTTGGTACAATCATCGAGATAACTTCCAACTCTACGACTCATCATACCACTCTCTACAAATTCTTTTTTTGTGATTCTAACCGCACCATTTCGTGTACCATTTGAATCAACTGTGACTAAATCATCGTATTTATTCTCCACAGCGTATGTTAATAGTTCATCCACATTAGTTCTTCTATCAGGATGGTCAGGTTGTATTCCAACTACATGAGTTGTTGTTTGAGGTATTCTCCATTCACCTGAATTTGGAAAGTCATTTTTAAACACATTAACATAAACATCAGCAACTTCTCTTTCTCCCATAAATTCTTCATCTCTCCAATAAAAAATACATCCGTTTTCTTTTGCTATTTTTTCCACCTCTTCACTATTACTCGTGACCACGATATCTTTAATTAATTTAGAGTTCTTAGCATAATCTATTGCGTGTTCAACAAGAGTTTTATTTGCAATTACTCTTAAATTCTTTTTCTTTAATCTTGTGGAGTCTGTTTTGGCTGGTATGATAGCTAATCCACATATGTTAGTTGATTTCATTTTATATCCTTTTGTATAACTTTAGACTGTACCAATGTGGATCTTTAGAACACTCACCAACTTTTATCAGACTATAAGTATCTTCTAAGTTGTATTCATGATAAACCCTTGGCCACAATCTTTTTAGGTCTTCACCATCTTCTGAAAATAATTCCCTTAATAAAATATACTTTGGTTTCACTATTGTTTTTACTTTATCTATTATCTCCACTACAGACTCTTTGTCTATGTGCATTAAATGGTCTGAAGAAATAAATATATCAATATCATCTGTAACTACTGATTTAAAATCTCTAATTAAACTTAAAGTATCCATTTCTATGAATTTAACTTTATCTTTTATGGATTCATGCATATTTTCAAAACTTGATTCAGAGTGTAGGTCATTTGCAAAAAGATTTATTGTATCATTTAAATCATTTATATATTTTAAATTTCTACACCCACCAGAACCTATCTCAAAAACATTGATTCCATTTTTCAATACATCATTATCATTCAAAAAATTTGCAAGTTCTATAGAATTATCCGTTAAAAATGAGTGTGTTGGATAATGTCCTACTCTCTTCTGATAATCTTTACCAAACTTCTTTATATATTTACTCATTATACATTTTCCTCTTTAAATTTATTTATTGCCCAAAGGTAAGCTTTTGTTTGTCCTTCAATAGTCATCCCACCAATATGTGGTGTTATCACTACATTATTATTTGGATTGATTGAAAACTCTACTAATTTACTATTTTCAATATCACCAAACTCATCCCTAATTACATCCGTTCCATAACCTTTCAAATGTCCACTTTCAATTGATTTAATTATGGCATCCTCATCAACTAATTCACCTCTTGCCGTGTTTATCAAAAAACTTCCGTCTTTCATTTTTTGAATAAACTCATCATCAACCATGTCTTTTGTTTCTTCTGTCACATGAGTATGTAAAAAAACTATATCAGATTTATCTAATAACTCATCTAATGATACACCATTTTCATCTGTAATCCTTGCGTAAGGATCTGTTACTAAGATATCTACTTCCCAACCATCAAATAACCGACACATAATTTTACCAAGTCTACCATAACCAATTACACCAATAGTCTTACCTTTAATTTGATGTCCAACATAAGGTTCATAATCCCAATTTCCATCTTTTACTGAATGAAATGATGTTGGTATGAATCTTAATAAAGACATCATTAATCCAAATGCTAGTTCAGAAGTTGATGGTAAATCATTGATTAACTCGTAATCTTTTTTTAACGACCACACCTCTATATCCATTATTTTACAATACTCTAAGTCTATATGATTTAAACCTGTGGAACAAGTGTTAATCACTTCTACATTTGTACCAGTCAAAACACTATGATTTAAATGAAAGTTTTGTTTATTTGGATTTGTAAAGATGTGAGTTATTTCATTTTCTATTAGAACATTTTTTAGTTCACTTACTTTTATGTTTGGTTTGTAAGTGACTTCACCACACTTATTTATTAAGTCAACTGCTCCATCTAAATGTTCGATAGGAGTCATGCATAATATGTTCATAATCTATTTTCCTATCGTGTTGAGTAAAGTATTTATATAAATTTCTGTTGCATTGTAATCTACTCCACCTGTAAGATAATGTTCAATAAATTCTGTATCTCTACCATTTTCAAGTTGACCATCAATCTTTTCCTCTGTTCCCTCATATGAAGTGAGTCCATAAAAGTTTTTATATGCACTTGTATGACCACTACCTTTTAATATTACGGTTGGTATTCCCATTTGTATGGGTTTGAAAGACATGGTAGATGGTGATGCGATTACACTATGTGCCTGTGAAATTAATAAATTATCATCGTCCACATCTCTTAATACACTTCCCTCTACAGAATTATTTTTCAATACTGTTTGTACAAAATTCAAATCATTTTCATATGGATTTCCCAATGCAAAATGTCTATCTCTACTTTTTATTTTAACTAAAACCTTTTTACCATACTTTTGTTGTAAGTCTGCCAATCTTGTTTTCTGAACCATCTCATTACCAAAAAACATTGGAAATACTCTTCGTTCATTTTCTAAAAAATTTGTAATCACTAATATGTACTCATCAGTTCTTTCATAAAACTTTAATGCATCATTTGAGGGAATACCACCAAGTAAAAATGCACTTTCATCTACATAATTAGAAAAAAAGTTTTTAGTGTATTGTCCAAATAAAAAACAATAATCAAACACTTTTTTATAGTGGTCAACTTCATAACTTCTATCACTAAACTTTGCATTTCCATGTTGATTACCAAAAACAGTAATACCATGTTCTTTTGCTATTGGATATATTATTTTAGTAGGAATCTCAGTACCCTTATCTCGTGAATCATCAAAGATAATTGCATCATAATCAGAAATGTTATTTAGTATAGATTTAAAATCCCAAGAAACTGAGTTGAAGTATTTATCATATCGATTATGAAATAGTTCTCTCATATCCACGTTACCATTCCACTCTTGTCCCTTACCCATTTGATGTACACATAAACAATCTATTTCAACGTGATTACTTAATTCAGGAATAATAGGATATATTCTTTCACCTTGTCTATAAACAGTAGCTACTAATAAGACTTTTTTCATGACTCCAACCAATCTCTGAAGTAAGTATCATATGCAGTTTGTTCATTATCTTTTTTATTATCTGTATCACTACTTCCCCATCGATTAAAAGTCCCACCTTTCAAGTGTAATACATAATTTTCTTCTTTTTCTATTTCACTCACCGCTTCTTTGTAACCATTTCTTATAATATAATTGTATTTTGATTTAGCATCATACAAACTTACGTCAAATTCAAGAGAGCCCTTATTAATTTCATCTTTAACTCTATCACAAACACAAAGAAAATCTTGGTCTACCCACCAATCTTTGTTATTTATATCTCTATTGTGTGGATGACTTTTTCTAAATTTCACGTAGGGATTCCAAGTAGGATTATTAACTTGGTCAATATAAAACTTCATAAAATTTTTAGATGAATCATTTACAGTATATCCCCAAACTCCACCATTAGGTTTAAACTCTGATGAATAGTGTCGAGTGGTGTACATAAAATCAAAATTATTTTCAAAAACATCAAAAGGATTTTTAACAAAAATTAAATCTGCATCTAAAGTTAATATATTATCACCATCTTGTAGATTTAAATCTTCAATTAATTGATATGCCTTTTCTACCTTACAGGTCATTCTTCTATCATTCCAATTTGAAATTGGAAATTCTATAACGTCTACCCCTCTACTTTCCAATAAAGTTTTATTTTCAAGTTGACTTGTGTAAACAACAATCTTGCAGTCTGAGTGTTTCTTTAGTGAACGTATACAAACATCAAACATATCATTTTCTATGTATTTACCAACGTAAATAAAGTATGCTATATTCATTTTATTTCTACTCTCAAATATTCTTGTAACACTTTGTCTGTTGGATTTACATTGAAATTACTATTCTGAAATATCTCCCAAGAGTCTTTTGCGTATTGTCCGATACCATATAAATCATCAACTGATTTGAAACCACTAATATATCCCTCACTCATTTTACGAAGTGATTTAGCTCTCCTATTATATAAACCCAATGGTTTTAGAATACTAGCCAAATCGGAATGTTTTGCTTTCATCATATCTTGTGGTGTTGGATATTTTTTGAATAATTCATCTCTTATTGTATCGACTTGTTTTCTATTTGTCAAGTTAAGTAACATACAACAAGTCAACATTTTCCAACCATCATCTTGATATATTTCTTGTAACAACGGCCTTATAATTTTTCTTATCATTTTATTTCTGAGATAGTAACGAATTGTAATTCATATTGTGATAATAAATATTCTATTATTTTTTCAAAATGTAAATAATTTTCTTCACTCCAAACATTTTTGTTGTGAACTCCATTGATATGTGATTGGAACATAAATGTGTTTCCATATAGACTAATGTTATCTGTTTCATTTATACCATCACAACCCTCAAAGAAATGACATCCCCAATTGATTCCCTTGTTATGTTCTTCGTGTCCTGCAACCCAATCAAAATAACCACTAATCGCATCTGCACTTTGTTGATTCACTCCCCAACCTGGTGCTCTAAATCCTTTTGGTTTATAACCACAACTCTCCCATAGTTCTAATGACTCTTGAATACGTTGAGTTGCATCACCATAATTTAGTTCAAAGAATTCCATCTCACCTATTCCCTCATTTTGACATGCATGATAATGTCCATGTGCACTCATCTCTATCCAATCATATTGTTTCCAAAAATCTACGAACTCTTTCGTAAGAGGAAACTTACCATGATAATTACTTGGAATAAATAAATTAAACTTAACTCCAAACTTTTTATTGAGTTTCTTTAGATATTCTATTTGAACATCTCCCTCAATCCCCCATTCCTTTTCAGGATGTACATCGTCTATGGCAACTACTACATTATTTTTCATCCTCTTAGTTCCTTTATTTGTTTTTCTTTATACAATCCTCTCCACCAATTATTGAATCTGTCTTTTGTATTTTTGATTGGTTTAAATATTCTTGATAAATAACTATCTACTTTAGCTTCAGGTGTGAAACTATCTGTAGGATTAGGTATCATATCA